CGCATCCAAAGCTCCAGGACATAGATACATATCCGCATGATATATCATACAAATATCGAATGATGCTACTTCATTAACTAAACGATCATACAATATTGTATGTCCTAGGCGAGCTGGACCTTCATTACGAATTGCTCTGAATAATGGATCTTTTTCCATCATTTCTACACACCAATCCCAAGTACCATCTTTATCGCTGAAATCATCTGCAACGCAAATTTCTACTTCATGATTGCCTTGATTTTTTCTGATTGCGTCGTAAGACCATTTAAGATACTTTAAATTGTTCCGTGAAGGTTGTATAAAACTTATTTTCATGATATTTTTCTTCGTATAATCTTTTTGTTATATTACTACAATATAAATAAAATTCTTCATTCGTCCTAAGTTTTGCCGCAAGTTTTCTAGCAGATGTTAAGTCTCCTAATTCAACTGTTAAATCCGGATGAAGTTGTTCTTGAGTATCTAATCCTTTGTATCCTATACACGGAATTCCTAAATACGAACAATTCAATGCAAATGTACCGGCAGCGTGAGTTCGCATTAAATGAATACCATATTTAAACTTATTTAATTCATGGATCCATTGTTTCCAATTCATATATGGAAGATGCGTAACCAATTGGTCTTCGAGGGGTTGTTTTCGACCCATTGATGGCGCATATACTACATCTCCTAGTTCTTTAGCTATAATCATAGAATCGAATCCACCATACCAAGACACAAAATTTCCACCTATAATAACATCTTGGCGTTCTTCAATTTTTAATTCTCCTATAGAATCTTCAATCATCAAACTAGGCAATACGCGTACATCCGGATGAGTCGTTAATCCTTGATAATATTTTCGATCCGTTTCATTGTGTGTAAAAATAATATCTGCAGATGTTAATGTATTGAAATACCAAATTTGTTGTTCTAATGAATAGTCTTGCCAAAGCCAATTTGGACCTTCTTGCATTACTGCAATTTTATTACAAATCGTTTTTAATTTATTGATATCAAATTCTTTAACATGTTTAGGAATAATAACTATACCTAAATCATAAACTGGTGCTTCTATATATTCAAATTCAGTCAATGCGTGATTTATGTTAATATGATCAGAATTCAACGCACACATCCATGCAAATTCCGTTCTCATGTTATCATGGGTTCTTGGTATTTTACCAGAAAATCCCATTTCTGTAAAAAATGCTATTTTCATTTATTTTTTAAAATAAAAAAATTTTTTTTTAATTTCTATATGCTATTATATTATCATAATCAACTTTAAGTTCTGGATGAAATTTAGGTTGAATAAATCTTAGTATATCTTGATCATCAGACCCAATTGGAAAATTTTCTGGTTTCGAATTCCAATATTCGGATAACTTATCCATTGTAGCACCATGTGGAGTTATATAGTTACGTGCTTCATGAAATACATCGTATACGAAATCAGTTTCACCTATCCATACGCCAGAATTTAAATATCTAGTACTAAGTTTATCTGCCCATTGTTTTATTTGTGGCATAAGTGCATAACCATGTTTAGCTGGCGTTGACATGAATAACATTTTACATTCATGTGCTTTAAAAATATCTATTACGCGATTCGGATCGTCAATAAAAATTACATCAATTGCATCGCAATACATAATGTATTTTGTAGTACACTTACCAGATTGAAGATAATTATAAATCATTTCAATTTTAAAAGTATTTCGCCATGGCAATCGATTGTCAGTCAATACAACTAAATCATTAATTCCTAAATATTCTAAATTACATTCTAATATTGATTTATGTTCATATCCAGATAAAGAATTGATAATTCTATCTTCCATAGTACCTAAGTTTCTACATGTTACAATTGTAAGATCTTTTGGCGTAATAAATTTATTTTTGTGTATATTATTAAAAACCATATTTTCAAAATAGTTTTTAACTATGTGTCTGTCATGTATTATAGGATTTGTTATCATGATATAATGTTTTTAACGGCGTTTTCATAATGAAATTCATTGCTATTGTTATTATGAATGAATCCTCGTTCGCCTTCGATACAATATTTACTAACTCGTTTAGTTTCCGATAACCATCGAGTTTTTTCTACTAACGAATCTTTATATAAAAAATTTCTAAAATTTCCAGCATTTGTATTCCATTCGGTTAAATCTTTGTATTCACCCGAATTAGTTAACCCGACTCTAGTTAATGATATATTATCCATTGGAAATTTATGTTCTGGTAATAAATTTATAAGTTCTTTTGTATAAAAACTAAAAGAACCACGTGGAGTATATGCTTTAGGAATATATTCGGAATATCCATTATCTAAAAACATCCAATCCAATTCATTTTGTACCATATGGGTTTTAAATTGATGTCCCGTAGATCCATATCTAGATTCGTATATAGGTTTAAATAATTTAATTTCATTACTAAAAATATCAACGAACAGTTGGTCAGATAAAATTAAATTATCATCGTGCGTGATAAGAAATATATCGTAATCTTTAAAATCATAATCTTCTGACCATTGGTTAAAAACTTCCATATCTCCGATAGTATTAGGCTTTTCGAGATATTTCCAACCCATATTAGATAAATCTTGTTTCGTAATAACTTTTTTATACAACTCTTTATCTAATTTATAAAGTAAATTATCGCCGTTATACTGTCTGATGTATTCTTTTTCATTTATCGTATTAAAATCATCAGGTTTTCTATGACTAATAACAAATAAATCAACATGTAAATCAGCTGGAATACTCTGCGAAGCGATGCCTTCATAAAATTGATATGCATAATGCCAGCCGGAGGCTATAACTGCTAATTTTTTCATAATAAATTTAAAATAGATAAACTAGTTCGAGGGCCTGATATGTGTGTAAATTCGAATACGTCTTTTCCAATTGTATTATGAAAATGTTTCAATGTAGTTTTATTTATTCGAGGATGTAAATCAGCACCGCCTTCGATAATCACTTTAGAACCTTGTTTAATTTGTTTATTGATAAATTCATTGTTAATAACAACATCAAATATCAGTTCCCATGTATTATCAATATCTATCAATATCATATCAAATGGTATTGGGTCAACTAAATACGTTTTGTAAACGTTTCCTTGAGTTATAGTACATAAATCATATAAATTTCGTTCCGTTAATCTAGAAATAGCTAAATTTGGAGATATCATATCATAAGAAAAAATCAAACCATTGTATTCTCTACAAGCATAACTCATAGCAACCGTTAATGCACCAGAGCCGTAGCCTAATTCAACAATTGTTTTAGGTTGATGTGTTTTTACAAATTCATGAATACATCGTTCATTTTCTTGATATTTATGTTGTTCACATAGTCGCATACTTAATATTTTTAATAATGTGGATTACTTCGTTTTTAGTTAAAGATTCGTGAAATGGAATACTGACGGTAGTTAATGATTCTAATTCAGAATTTGGACAAATAAATTTTACAGATTTAGTATAAACATCATTGCAATGTTGCGATTCGTAATGAATACCACATAATATACCGACGGATTTCATATGTTTTATAAACTCATCGCGATCTTTAACATTAATTCTATACAAATGTTCGCTTGTATTATTATAACCTAATTCTTTATTATAAATATGTCGTACTTCAAATAATCGTTGTTTTTTATGTTCTAATTTAGATAAATTTTCATTTGCAATATATGCTTGAATACTATTCATATAAAACTTATAACCAGGCATACATATTTTCCTATCCCAATTGTTTTCAGCAAACGACATTCCGTTAAATGATAACATTCGTAAATAATCGATTTTTTGTTTATCGTTACTAACTATAATACCACCATCCGTACTGCCTACTGGTTTTGTAGGATAAAAACTAAAAAACATTAAATCATTTTCATTAGCTTCTATTTTAAACTGATTTGCATCTACTCGTTGCGCAGAATCAATAATTTTATAATCTTCAAATTTATGCAATGTATACGATCCGCCAATCCACTCAGTATCGTCTATAAAATTAATTTTATTTCCAGATGTAATTAACGCATTTAGTACAACCGGAGGAATCATTGACGGAACATTAATAGTTAAGTTTTTGTTTAAAAACATTAAAAAAATAGCATTTGTTGCACTATTAACGCTAACTGCATATTTTGCACCTACATATTCTGCAAAACGTTGTTCAAAATCTGTTACATTAGTGCCATGCAAATAATGCGAAAACTTCGAAGTATCGATTGTATAATTTGGAATGTTAAATAATTGTATCATAACAAAATATCATTTAATTTAGTAAGATTCATACTAACATCTGTTGGCACGTTTTCTTTGATATTAGCTTTATTTTCTTTTAATATATTGAAATTTTCTCGTATTACAAAATCATATATTGATTTTTTTTCTCCTCCGATATTATAAATTCCGGTAGCATTTAATTCAATTAATCTTAGTAGTATTTTTGCAGCTTCATCATTCCATAAAGGACTTTTAAAACTATCTACAAATGCTTTATCGTGCGGAAATGGTTTAACAAACATTGCTATACGTAATATTAAAGAATTTTCATACAACATACAAGAACATTCTCCGCCTAACTTTGACCAAGCATACTTATTGACGGGATATATCGGATCAGTTTCTTTGTAATTTCCATTAATCCCAGGATAAATAAAATCGGTAGAGATGTATACTATTTTAATGTTATGCTGCATGCATGCTAATACACAATTAGAAGTACCTATGATATTTAACTGAATACTTTTATCTGGATTCGTATCATGTACTATCATTGGACGAGATAATGCAGCTGTATGAATAAAGACATCAGGCTTATACTTATCAATAGCATTATTTATCGATGATAAATTAGTAATATCCATTTTGGTTTTAGACAATAAAATTAATTCAAAATTCGAATTCTGAATTTGCAATTCTTTTGCAAACTTACCGTCGCCACCTGAGATAAGAATTTTCATTGTAGTAATACTAAAACTGTAAATTATTATTAAATCTAGCTTTTATCTTCTCTCTCTTTTTATCTTCATCAGTCATTTTAGACCAAAACATAACTCCTAACGTTTTACGATCCATGCCGTTTGTTATTTCTGGAAATCCGTGCCATGAATATTCACTACACTTAAAAATATTTAATGTATTAAACTTATAAGGTACTCGAGTATGGTTTACGCCATCATGTAGTCTAAGATCAAAAGATTCGTCAAATTCTTCAGATAAACAAAGTATAGCACTATATTCTCGTTTCCAATCGTTATGCAGTCCATGGACTTCTGCATCTATATGCATTCCTAAGAATCCACCCTCATTATTTGAATTAGGAGTTATCATCATTCCTCCCCCATAATGTGTTAAGTCTGGAAATGCATTTGTTGTCAGACCGTTAAAAGCTGTATTAGGGTCAAAATTAGTTGCTATGTAATCCAAACAAAGTGCTGCAGCCAGTGGTAAGTTTTCTCTGCCGAGCTTAGAACAATATTGTATTTGATTATCACTAGCATCATACTTAACCCAATCCATACCGTGATGGAAACTATTAGCAGCTGCTCGTACTAATGCATTTGATGGAATAAAATTATCTATTGATAGATGCGGTATTTTACATTTATTCATAATTCTTCTAAAAAATTCATTTTTTATTTTTTTTTAATTTTACAAACTCGTCGAAATTATGAATATAATCATCCGTATCGTAGTGTGTACTACATAACGATACTAACACGGTATCTACTGAATGATACATCTGTTCGTCCCAAATTAAATTTGGTATGTAAATAGCATCGCCACTTGTTAATACATATGATCGTGCATTATTACCATCATGTAATTTAACTGTTATTTCACCGTTAAGACATATTATTAATTGTTTTGTTTTATAATGTGCATGACAACCACGTATTTGTTGATCAGGGACATTACATACAAAAAAAGTACGTTTAGGTTTAAATGGAATAGTCTTATCGAATTCTATCGGCAATAAATTACCATTCTGTTCGACGTATTGTCGCAGCCTAAATGTTAAAACGTTATTTAATGTAACCATAAGTTATTTATTTATAGTATCCCAACTTTCATTGAATGCACCGACCGCAGCGCGCATTTCGTCATCGGGATTATATTTTTTTGTTAAATAATATAATAAAATCGATCCTGGTTCTAATGCTTTATATCCATGATAAATACCTGGTGTAATTTCTAATACTCTTGGATTTTTATCTGACAGATATTCCCATTTAACTGTGCCATCTTCATATGCTAATCCAACCTTAAACGATCCTTTTAAACAAATCCAATAATCTGTTTGTATTTTATGTTTATGCCACGCTACTATATGTTCTATAGAATTAACATATGACACGTTAATCTGCCCGTCAATGTTGTTAAAAACATCCAGAAATCGTTGCGCTCTGTCATCTTCATGAAATGTCATATATTCTATATTATATAAATTTTACTATTGGAACGTGTGTAATGAATTTACCACCGCGTTCGATGAATTCTGATTCTTTATTCATAATTTCTGTTGCAAAATTCCATGCACCTAAATATACTACATCAACATCGGAATCAATTCCGTTTGAATTTTTAATTGGAATATGCGATCCGGGAGTTAATTTTCTTATTTTTTCTGGAGTAGTATCAATTACATAATCAATTAATGATGTATCGATTTCGCAATAATTAAATACGGTAGTAGATTTTGAAGTTGCTCCATAACTAATAATTTTTTTACCTAATCGTTTACATCTAGTTAACAATTCAATTAAATCTGTTTTTGATTGAGCTACCCTGTTTGCGAAATTTTGAAACGTTTCTAACTTATCTAACCCTAACATTAATTCAAATTGAATATTATTTTCTACACTAGAATCTACATTTGCAAATTCAGATTTCATTACGTATATACGATTAGAACCGCCATGTACGGGTATATTATCTACTTTAACAATTGTTAAACCATTTCTTGATAGTAAATTACGTAATGCTATTACTGAAAAAATATGAGGATGTTCGTCATATATCTGATCATATGAATTAGTGTTTATCATTTGAGCTAACGATGGGTCTTCAAAAATAAACAAGCCTGTATCGGATAATAAAGTATGTACCGCTTTAAACGTTTCATCTAAATCCGGAATATGACATATACAATTAGCCGCAAAAATTAAATCCATGGTACCATGTTCCGATTTAATACGATTAGCTAAGTTAGTAGTCCAGAATTCTGAATATGTTTTGTATCCCATGTCATTTGTTTCTTTTGCAAAATTACTACATGGTTCAACTGCAAATGTTGTTAACGGATTCCAATTTTTTAAAAAAACTCCATCATTACTTCCAATTTCTAATACTTTACTATTTGAGTCTAAATTTAACATTTTACTAAAATTTTTAAAATGTGTTTGCATTGTTTTAGACATAGACCCTCTGTATGCATAAGTTTCGTTAAACATTAATGGCGGATCTACATATTCCATATGAGTTATTAAATTGGTTTCATTATCAAAGCCAACTGATAAATTGTAGAAAAACTCATTATCAATATCTGTTTTTTCAATAAATTTATTAGCTATTGGCTGTTTGCCTAAATTTAAAAATTCTATTTTATTTTTTTTCATATTATGAATATAATCATTTTTTTACAGTTAACCAAATTATTTATATAAATCATTGTATATACGTTGCATAAAATATGCTCTAGTTCTTCCTAGTTCGTTTTGTGGTATTGCATTAAATTGATATACCCATCCGGAATTGTATAAATTAGTTAAATCGTCTTTCCACCAACATTGGTTCGATACATACAATAAATTTTTACGATGTAAATCCATTACTCCGTATTCTCTAGGAAGTATATTTAATTCGATATCAAATTCTTTACGTAAACAATTCATTAAAGCAATATCACTACCAGTTAATAAAATATCATATGATTGTTTAACCGCATCTTTATTTTCTAAATACCAATTTGTTACTTTGGATAAAAATTCTTTATGTGTTTTATTAACGATTACGAAACCAGTCATAAAAAATTCATATGATGGCAAACAATATTCTTTATTAAAAAACATTTTAGAATATCCATTAATGGCGCGACATACCCATTCATAATCTCCATCCGTTAACGGACTTGAAAATTTATTATCAGTTAATTCGAAAAAATTAGGACAATCTGGGTGTACAATTGAATCGGCATCTACTACTAAAACTTGGTCATATTCAATTTCATTATGTTCTAATATATCTAATACACACCAACGTTGCCAAGTTATTAACATTTCAGATTCTGGCATAAGTAGTTGATCCATTATAACTAATTCGCAATCGTGTTTTTTACACCATTGTTTCCATGAATCAATTCCATATTCATATCCGTCAGTACGACCCGCTTTACCTATACCAGATCTTGTTGTAAATGAATCTTCTCGTTTAATAAAAGGTATAAAAACTATATTTTTCATTACAGTAATTCTTTTTTAATAAATATTTGAGGAGGATATCCATATGTCATCGGTACTTCTACAAAACCATAATCATAACACATTTCAACAATTTGCTTTTTTGCTGCTTCGGGTGCGATATGTCCCGTGACTGTACGATCTCCACAATACTCTTCAAGAAAAAATACCTTATTACATAATTTAATTTGACTTTCATGTAAAGGCATAGGATCTAAAATATGTTCTAATACTTCTATAGATAGTACTGCATCGAATGTTTCATTTAAATTATCTATACTATTTGAATTTAAACTATACAATCTTAAATTTTTAATATTACTAGTCTCTAACATATTTTTCATAGTATAATATGCACCATTTTCAAAGTCAGCTCCTAATGTATCATATCCATTAATAGCAGAATTCCAAGTATAATATCCGCTACCGAACCCTACGTCTAAAACAGATTTGCAATTATACTTTTTCATATACGTATGAAAAATTCTAAATTTACGTAATCTATGTTCTTCCTTTCTAGCATTATCGTAATTAAAATTTTGTTTTGTATACCATTCAGATTGATCGTTATCATCATTTGGATTATACGTAAATTTGTTCAAATCAGGCTGAACGAAATTCGTGTGTATTTCAGACATATGTAATATATTAACATCATGTCCGCCCATATCATCTTCATGATATGTTTTAATTAATTGTTCTATTTGTATCATATTATTTTTATTATTGTTTTCCTATATGTTTTCCTAAATTCTTAAAAAAGATATTGTCTCGAGAATCTCCTGGTATGTAATTAAATTTTAAATTATTTTTCCATGCACAATAATTAAAACTTAATTGATCTCGTTTAGAATTGTAGCAAATCTCCGTCCACCAATCTTCCATAGCTTGTATACAGTCTGTTTCGTTGTGACGTCTCGCAATAACCATTCCAGTTATTAATCCATTATTTGAAGGATATCCAGCATGTATATAGTTTTCCATTTGTTTCGTAATTAAAGCAGGATTATCTTTATAACAAAGATTTCCTCTATCCGGACGTTGTTGATAATTTTTATGACCTATATCTAAAATATATTGAGCTTCTTGATATATACAATTTCTTGAATCTAATACATTATTAGCATGACTAAAAAATGCTACATTTGAATCAGATAAATATAAATTTATTAATTCAATTGGATTTTCTTTAACTATCATATTTCCGTCAATCCATATACTATAATCATATTCTTTTAAATATCGATGCGGAAGTATTTTAAATTTTTTTGCATTTCTATTTGAATCCGAATAAATTTTAGGATATTGTATTACGTTCCATGTTTTTGATTCAAATTGTCGATCTGAAAAACAAATAAAATCAATGCCAGGAAATTTAATTTCATGTTCAATTAAATTATCGTATCCTCCAAATATGGATGTATATATTGCTATTTTACTTGACATATTATACCTTCATAATGTTTTAAAATTTTATTTTGCGTTTTAGGAATAATCGTTCCTAAAGCATGACCTATATATTGAAGTACTTCAAAAGTGCCATTATCAATAAATTCATCAATAGCTTGTTTAATATCTGGAAATAAGCCGTAGTCATCAAACACCAATATTGGTTTATTACAAAGTTCAATTGCATTAAGTATATCTTGTTTAACATGTTGATATGTATGAATGCAATCGATTAATACGATATCATGATGTCCAAACATCCATTTTTCGTTGTATACATCTGCTATTACATAAGTAATATTTGAATTTTCAAAATTTACGTTGTTTCTTGAATATTCATGTCGATCGGGTAATACGTCAACTGCAGTAACTCGATTAAATAAATTACTTAATATTCTTGTAGTATACCCCGTAGACGACCCTACTTCCAATGCGGTTAAATTTTTATATTCAGATTTATTAAAGAAATCTATTAATTCTGATTTAAATTTTAAAGATGTAGTAGTTTTAGATTCCCATTTATCCGGAACATTTTTTAATAATTTTACCTTTAAAGGATCCGATATTAAAATTTCATTTTCTATTATATTAGAGCCAATTGGAAATTGCCGTTGCAATTCAATTACTTGCGAATATCTAGTTACTAATTGTGTCATACCTGTTTGATTTCCTATGTTGACTTTAGCTTTAGATTTAATATACAATTGAATACGAGTATCAATGTTTCTCATGTTTAACGCTTTATTAATAAAATTAAAACGCGTCATTTCTATAGGATCTTTTGTCCAATAAAAATAAGGAACATCAAATTTATTTAATTCATTTATCAAAACGTTATCGGATTCGTAATTATATCGATTAGATAACAAAAAACAACCAAATTCCGAATTGCCGACATGGTGTTTAATTATCGAATTTCCTAATTCTTGTTCTTGTTTAGAAAAATACAATTCGGGCTGAATATCATTAATATCATTAAACTGCCAAAATCTTAAAATTTGTTCTAATAATGGTTCATCATTATCCGAATATATCCGATAATGATCGTTAAACACATCCTCTTCGAAAGAATCAATAAAACCATCGATCCATGGATTGTTATCAAATATAGTATGAACTACTTGAAATGGATCATCCCACGATGACCAATTTTGTTCTAAATGTTCGAACATGGATTTTAATAATTTAGGAGAAGGTATCCAAACTTTGCAATCCGGATAACGTTCTTTTAATTTTCTAGGCATAGCTGATATAATACCCCAATCACCAATGCCAAAACATGTACGTAATATTACAAAATTTTGTTGTTCTAAATATTCATCTGGAATATAAGAAGGATCTGATATTGAAAATCCTAGTTGATCAGTTTGACCAATATCATATAATTTATTGTTGTATGTTCTCCAAAAAGTTGCCATTATAATGTATCGTAATATTCGTTTTGTTTTACTTGACGTTCAATTGTTTTTGGATGATATAAAGAATAATCTTCTTCCATTGGTAACTGTGCAAATGTTTTAATGCCAGTTAACTTTTCGTGTACCTTATTCTCCCACTGAATTGATGGATGATTCTTATAGATTCGTCCTTGCCAATCCGGCCAATTAATCCAACCCTCGCTATTAACACGCCACCCCCACTTTTTAATGTGGTCTACGGTTATATCAGGCACCGTGTTAACTCTTGGCACCCATATCATATCAACGCCATCATTTGCACTTAATATACCCGGTAATGCTTCCATAATAGGAGTGCATGGCATCTCATCGGCATCAATTTGAAAAATATAGTCTCCGTTGCAATATGACGTTAGTTTATTTTTCCAATCTGCAAAATTACCTTTAAATTCATCCTTCCATGTTGTCATATGACCTTCATGGTGTCTTTCGCAATGCGCTAGGTAGGATATTAACTCAGGTACTGCCTTTGTCGTATCAACTAATACTACAATCTCATCTTGTGGTCTTTTGCGTTCTAGAAGAAATGTAATGAGTCGTTGAATTTCAATGAACTCATTACATACTGTAATTGCATAACTTATTTTCATGCTTCTATTTTTTTCAATTTTGGCAATGTAATTTTTGGTGTTTCCGTTTTCGCTTTTTTCAATTTAGGAAGTTGAAGTTGTACTTGTTGCGGTACCGATGTTAATGAACCATCTACTATGTTTAATACTTTTTCATATACTGATGCAATTGCAGTTTTAGTAAATTCAGAATTTACAAAATAACGTTGACGTTTAGCTAAATCTACATATTTCTTGTAATTCTTTTGAACATCTTTTAGCATTTTGCTAGCATATCCATAATCCGGAGTAAACCATTTAGCTTCCTTAATCAACCAGTCATTTTTTGCTGAATCATGTATGTTTGTTAATCCACCTAATAATGCACAAATAAAATCTTTTTTCAAGAAATCTGCCTGACCCGAATAATGTGGTGCAATAATTGGTTTTCCGGTTGTTGCAAATTCTAATAAAGGTCTTCCGAATCCTTCTGCTTTAGTAAACGATACCATAGCTTTAATTTTAGAATGATTATACATAGCATTCATTTCTGCATCTGTTAATTCTCCATGGATTAAATACACATTAGGAAGTTTTGCGTCACCGAACATCTCCCGGATTTGTCCAATTTTATTTTCAATCTCCATACGATCTACAATGCTATAAGTTGCACCACTCGTTTTCATGATTAATGCGGGAGTGTTTTTTGTATTTTTATATGTATTGAAAAAACAATGAATCAATCCGCTTAAATTCTTTCTGTCTTCACCAATAACACCTTGCAACCAATGTCCTACCGCTAAAAATGCAAATGATTCTGAGATATCATTTAATTCAGCAATTTCCGTAGTTATGTTTGTGTTATTGTATACCGTTTCGTCAAAATATTCAGGAATTACTTCAATTCTCGTAGTGAGCGATTTATTTTTTTGTCGAGCCGTATCTTCAAATGCTTTTTTAGTGAATTCGCTTGGTACAATTACTAATTGCATTGCATTTAAATTGTCAATCCATTTTTCCGGACATATATCACCTTCAGTGCCTGCCGTTACTCCAATATTGTATTTACCTACTGCTTGAAGTTCATTTGGTACTGAAATTTGAATCCATATGTCTGGTTGATATTGTAAAGGCAACGGAATGATTCTTAATTGCCAATCCACAGGAATTGGATAAGTCATCGGAGTTCCGCCCCACGGCAATGATACTAATTTAACATCCCAGTCGGATCCTCGTTGTTCTATGATATTAGTTATGATTTCACGTGCATGATGACCATAACCCGATTGTGTCGCTACCGGCGACGCTATAACTACTTTTCTCATTATGCTACTATTCCTGTTTGTTCGTATTTTGGTTGTTCTACTTTTGTTACGGTGTATAATGCTCTAGATTGTTTATTGGTATTGAATAAATAATTAAACATTTCAATCATTTTATTACCCATCGATTCTGCAGTTAATCCGTTATTCAAACAAAATTCTCTACCTGCTAAACCATATTCGGTGCGTTGATCTTCAACAATGCTATACCAATACATGATTGCTTTAGATACATCTTCAAACCGCACTCTATCATCAAAAATATACGGAGTTTGTGGCGATCCTTGAAGCGATCTGTTGCTAGGAAATACTGGATATGCCCATTTACCATGTTTTGTGTATTTACCGTTATGATTAGTTGAAAATTCGCCATTGAAACGAATCCATTCGCCATTTTCATCCGTAAACCCGCATTGATCTTGCAATCCTCCAGTTACGTTGTTAATGATTGGAGTACCGGTTAGCATTGCTTCGGTTGAACTAAGTCCCCAACCTTCGTTGCTACCAATATTTACTACAACATCAGCAACGTTGTACATTGCATTTAAATCTTGTGCATTTAATTTTTGTTCCGAAAACAATATTTTACAATTAGGTGCCAATGTTTTTGCTACCGCACGTAAATCCGTTCCATTTTCGTCAATTGCTTGGGTATGCATTAGTAATGCTACGCTACTTTGTTTTTCTGCAGGAAGTTGATCTACAAAATGCTTGAATGCAATAATTAAATCTCCTGGTTGTTTTCTTCTGATGTTTCTGTTATTCCAAAATACTACAAAATCAACTCCATTCGCAGTTTTAATTTTATCATGCATTGTTTGATATACAGAATCGTCTTTTGGTATAGGTTTAAACGTGTTATGATTTAATCCGTGCGGTACGAATCCGGTAACTACCTGATTCCATTTTAAATTTTTTGAAACTACTCCGTTATCGTAATCTACAACGCCAAATCCGTTCTGTTTAAGTACTTCTCTGTGGATATTATCGGATTGCTTACTAATGCCCATGATCATATCACAACTACCGTAAAAAGGAGCGTTCCACATTGGATATGGTAAATCATCCCAAATTGAATAATACGTAATTGGAACTCGGAACGTAGTTTTTATTTCATGTTCTAATTGATATAACCAAACCCAATATCTTGGATCTGTAAAATGAAGAATCGCATCTGGTTGTTCTTGATTCAATATTGCGAATAAAATGTTTCTATCGCCATATCCGTTCCACGGAATCAATTTTACCGAAACATCATGAACTCCCGTTTCTTTTGATACTTCTTGAGATAAATCAAATGCTTTTCCCGCATCGGGATGATTAATTGCTGCACCCAATTGCACCCAGTCAAATTCTTTAACCGTATTGTAGATAATTTCTTTGCTAATTGTACCAATACCCGACGGGAGGCGAAAATCATCAGATAACAATAAAATTTTCTTTTTCTTAGGCTTGTTTGGATCGATTTTTTGTAACTTTGGTAACTCCATTTATTATTCCTTATAACTTTATTATAAATATCAGCCTAGTATAACTACTGGCTTTTTTAACTTGTTAACATTGGTATATGCTGTTTTTAACACAGGATCTAATGCATCTTCATTTGTCATAATCATCATGTAATCACAATGTTGTGCAATTAGTTTCATGCGATGATGAAGTTGACTAAAATGATATGCTTTGCCGTAATATGATTCTGGCATTGCTGAATATAAATTATATCCAGAAAATGAAGGATTATATTCATGATAATCCATTCCGAATTCTAATGCATATTTGCGAACCATGCTATTAGCACCTTCATTGCCTCCAGCACCGATAATAATTAAATCTTCCGGAAATTTACGTTTTAACATTTGCAACGTTTCTTGTACTTTGCGTTTATTTTGCCAACCCGTATTTCCTATAACTGCTACTTTTGTCATTTGGTTTTCTCGTATGAAAATCTAACACCTTTTGGAACGTGATTATTATATGCAAGGCGCAATCCAGTTTCTAATAGTTTTCGATTTTCTTTGTGATTGGGATCGCTAATATCAGTTAATAAAACATATTCACATTGTTCCCACCCTACAAACGGACTACGTTTTTGTAGTTCAAACTTATATACGTATGTGTGTTTATGTTTAAATTCAATCATACTATATTATAATTATTTTTCCGTACGAATCCTATTTTCGCGAGGACAATTTACGTAATCAGTTTTAAATGGACAATACTTGCAATTTTTATCACCCTTTCCAGAAATGGCCATATATGGTTTATCTGCAAGTTTATTGCCTTCTGAATCGAAACAATGTTCTACAAAATCATCTATTTGGCGCTGAACTTTGCGTTGTGTAACGGTACCTGAACTAGGTTTGAATAATTGAATGCGTTTTTGTGGAAACATTGACTCTTCAACCATTTTTCGTTTAACGATGAAGAATTCAACTACAATATTTTCTTTTGGAATACCAAATTGTTCAGAAAATTTATTTTTATAAATTACCAATTGTGCTGCTTTTGTAGGATCTGCTTTTTGATATTTATTCCAACCAGATCTGCTCGTTTTAATATCAAATACATGTATCGTATTAGTAGGTACGTGACGTATAACCAAATCTATAAATCCGTAAAGATATACTGAAGGATTGTTTGTCGATGCCGGAGTACATAGTTCAACTTCGATACCTATTAATTCCCAATCCTTAGTTGAAAAATATTGTTTTCGACGTTTCTTAAACCATTCCAATATAGCAACACCATCTTCTAAATATTCTGCTAACTGTAATGGATTGGAAAAATGTCCTCCGGTTTCTTGTACGCATTTAGCATATTCTTCGCGAAGCTTGTTAGTTAATATGCCACGTAAATCTAATGCTTCAGCACGTTTAACTGAATCAGTATACATAACTTCAATAAAGTATTGAAACGTTTCATGAAATGCCGTGCCGAAGCAAGTATCAATTGATGCTTGAAATGGAGCCAATCCGTCGATATATGCTAATTTCCAAGATAACGGACAACGATCATACATTGACCATTGCGAATAAGATATTTTTCTAGGTACCGTATTAGCATCTCGTAATGATAGCTTGTATACAGGATTGATATAATTTCCAGATTTCATACATTAAATATATGAATTTATTTTTTAAGTTCCAAGTAATCAGGTTCAAATTTTACGTAATTATGAACTTGTTCTTGCAAGTAGATATCGATTAAATCTTTGGTTTTTTCTAAATCTTCCGAAAATGATCCTTTATGTCGACATCTAACAATTCTTTTAATGATATCAAATTCATAACTGTTTAATTTCCAATCTTCTGCAAATTTATACAAACTATCTTTGCCTTTATAATGAGATTGAGTATTCACACTCATTTACGTACTCCTTTAATCATTGTTTTTATTTCTTTTTCGGTATAACCATAAAGTGACAGAAGATGAGCACATTGATCTTGATTTAATAAATCGGCGTAATCGATTGCTTCAGATTTGCCAACTTTATAATGTTCTGCAATTTGTTCAACCAATTTATCTGAAAATTTGTCTTCTTTCTTGCCTTTAACATACTTTGCAAAGTTATTGTTTGTAGGTAATAAATCATGATAAAGGCGATATGTTTCTTTGGGACGTAATACTCCAATTGTATATTTCTGTAACTCATTAATTACGTCTATCAGATCCTGCCGCATTGACAAGTAACGATTAACCATATAAACCGAAAACTTTGATTGATCTGTTTCTGACCAGTTCGACCATTCTCGTTTTTTGCTAGTTACTCCGTTGATTAAATCAAAAATAGTTGCACTCTTTTTTTCTTCTGCCATTTTATAGTTTATATTTGTGTTTCAATTTGGTTTCGAATAATTCTCCCATAGCAATTTCCAAAATAACTGCATTATCCGGAATTCCTGGTATCTTTCGTTCTAATACATCATCGATACTCTTGTTTCTAAGAGTTTTCATTTTTGTTTTTGCATTGCTACGATTTGATGTCTTAAATACTATAGTTATATTAGACTTATGATATGGTATGGACATTATTTCTTCATTTTAATCGGTTGAAACTCTTCCGGAATAGCACCACAATCGTCGCATCTAAATACTGGTACCGGTACCATTGTATCTTTATCGCCACCGGTTAAGAATTTTGATACTTTGTTGATTGCCATTACTTGACGAAAGTATAATCCGTCACATTCTTTGCATTGTATCGGTTGCATATCGTTTGGACCGATATTTACATTTAATTTACTCATATTTCTCCTAAAATATTGACAAACATTGCCATTATGTTAATTTCTTTATCAACTACACTAGCATCTTTGTATTGCGATTCTGCGATAATTAATATACAAGGAGCAATATGGCCATGTGCAAATTCATCTAGATTATCAAATAAAAAAGTATACATTGGAGTAAAATCTCTAACTTTGCTATCCGCGATAATTTGTCTAATTTTACCAAATGATGCTTTTTTGTCTTTTGGATTTTTTAAAACATCCAATATTTCAGTCATGTAATTTGCTTGAATTGCACTTGCTTTATCTAATTGCAATACTCCATTAACTACGGATGCTTGCGATGCATTAATAGCACGGCGAATGTCTGGATATGATGCATTGATAATTGCAGCAATATCTTTGATATCGTATTGAACTTGATTTTCTTCTAATACTTGCACTAATCGTTTTGCTACATCCGTTTTATTAGGAGGCGTAATTGCAAATGTCTGACAACGAGATTGAATTGGATCAATAATCTTTTCAACATAATTACATGTTAATATGAAACGCGTAGTTTTGCTATAAGTCTCCATAAGATTACGCAATGCTGCTTGTGCATTTGGAGTCAAATAATCTGCTTCATCTAAAATGATAATCTTCCAACGACGAAATCCAACTGTCGATGCATAACGTTTAATTTTATCTCGTACTGCATCAACTGAGTTTTCATCGGATGCGTTTATATACATGACATCGGCATCCACACTATTGGCGATAATTTTTGCCAACGTGGTCTTGCCAGTGCCGGCGGTACCATAAAACAACAAATGAGGTACGTCACCGTTATTAATAAAAATACGAACCTTTTCAATGATGTGTTCATTACCAATGTATCCTTCTAATGTATCTGGGCGAAACGATTCAACCCAAAGTGTGTTTTCTTGTGTATTAAACATAAATATTTATTTTCCTCCCGTTGAACCGAATCCTTTTTCTCCTCGCTTTGTTCCAGTTAATGCTCCCGTTGGCAACCATTCGATATGTTCTACTTTGCATAAAACCAATTGTGCGATGCGATCTCCTTTTGCAAATTCAACTGTCCTAGGACCATGATTAATTAAAATTACTCCAATTTCTCCACGATAATCTGCATCGATAGTTCCTGGCGTATTTAATACCGTAATGCCATGCTTAAGTGCTAAACCACTTCTAGGTCTTACTTGTATTTCATAACCTTTTGGTATTTCTACAAACAATCCGGTTGGTACTAATGTACGTCCTGTCGGATCAATCGCAAATGCATGGGTACATCGAACATCTAAACCGGCACTTCCCGGTGTTTCATATTCAGGAAGTGCATTGTCTGATTTATTTACTACAGCTACTATCATAATTAATTTTGCAACATTACTAACCAATATGCCGAATCAAAATCAGCTCCAGTAAATTCAATACGAGCTAACCCATCTGGAGATACGTGAAGCTTACCAGAATCACCTCTGTTTGCTACAAGTACTTCTTTCAATTTATCTGCAGAGAAACAAACAGGTTCCATATCAGCTGCTGTTGTTGATCCTACTTCAAATGTAATATTATCCGCATTAACCGTGCTATAATTAATAATAAAACGAATTGTTCCGCTTTTTACTTGTACTGCAAAATTCTTTGCATCAGGTAACGCATTTTTTGCTTTGATAAATCTAGTTATAAATTCTTCATTAACTGGAATTTCAATTTGATATG